TTGCTGGGTCGCCTTCTCTTGTGGTAGTCATTGTGTAGTTGTTCAGAACATTAGGAGATCCAATACCAACATCGCTCGCATCTTCGTATGCAGTAGTAGTTGCAAATACCTGAAGAGATGCAAAAGAAGTTGCGGCACTACCCAATACAGGGTCAAAGACGGAAGTGTTACCAGTTCCAACTTTTCTTAGTTGATAGGTAATCTCTTTTACATTCAATCCTTGTTCCTGGACAACCGACACATAATCGCTTAGGTCTAATCGACCATAAACAACGGCAAGATCTCCTGTACCGCTTAATGTGAATTGTAGTCTGTCTCTTAAAATTATGTCATCTGCTCTTTTAGCCATAAATATAGACTATATAGTTCAGTTTATTATACTTCTTCTGCACCTCGTCGCTATACGCCTATGCTCTGCGCTAGGGATTTTCTACTGAAATCGCAACACCTAGCGGCAAAACTAAGTTTATTCTGCATTCATTATCAATGAAACTATAAGTAAACGCCATCTAGGACTGTTATGTGTATACAATGTAGCCGCTGTTTGACCGTATTTGGTTGTAGAAACAACCCTTTTCATCATAGATTTGATATTTACAAGTGCAATACTGGGCAAGATGCTATGAATTGTCCAGCCAATTTTAATTTTGTAGCCAATTGTAGAAGGTGTTACGAATGAGAGAGCTATTACCAGACGATTTGCATCCATGTGAATGCGATGAAAAATATACAGTATTGTCAAATGAGGATTTTGAATGGGTTAAAAGAGAATATTATGAAGCAATTCGATACTATTTTTGTCGACGGTGCGACTGTTCATGGAAGAGAGTCACTTGGTGCGTTGGTCAGCACTCTAAAATTGTCATTACAGAAGAGCCATGGCCGGAGGAAGAAGAATGAGTCGCCCTCGTTCCACTGATCCGAGCGTCGCATTGTCGATTGCTGTGCCTCAGTCTTTGAAGACACGGCTTGACCAGGAGTTATCCTATCATCAATCTCGTTCAAAGTGGGTATGTCATGCAATAAAAGAAAAACTTAACCAAGAGTTTGACTATGATAGTTTGACAACTAGGTTCTTAATCAGAGAGCTACAGATGAGGAATATCATTTCTAATGAACTCCTTACATCGCTAATGATGCGAGTTGCGGAAATTGAAGCAGCACAATAAGATATAACAATCGCTCACACCAAACGATTCTTTCGTTTTGTTGTTTGTCTATTGGTGCTATTGCTTCCATTTCTTATCCATCCTTCTAAGAATTTTAAGGATTTCTTTTAGAATCTCATGAGTAGACATAGTATCACACACATATAACATTGCCAAGGCCGGCAACAGTTGGGTCATCTTGTGTAACTCTAGGAGGTCTTTGTGGTCTAATAGCACCAGATATTACTCCTAAAGGTAGTAAATCCCTAATCCAATATGGAATACCAGCAGCAACATCACCAAATGCATCGGGGTTTGGTACCATAGTTCTTGATTGTGCTGCAAATGTTCTAAGCTGAGCTGAAGTATTCATTGTCTCTGCTTCTTGTCCACTTTGTGATATAAAGTATTGAGTTAATGCTTGTCCACTAATCATTAGTTCTGGTCTAGCACCTCCCCAGGTATATAGTGGAGAATATTGTCCAGCCAAGTTTGTTGGATTTGATAATAGCCTTCCTTGTGCTGATATTCGCATTGTTTGTGATAATGCAAATTCTCTAATTAATCCGATACCATATTTTACTCCAGATATTTTCTTTTCAGCAAATGACATGTAAAAACTAATTCTTGACCTACTAACGTACGGGTAAGCTTTAGGTTCATTTGCATGAAATACTAAGCTGATGTAAACATGGGGATGAAAAAACGGAAAGTTTGATTGTGTAGCTAAGAACTGCGATGGAAATTGTCTTTGTTGATATGTTGCTCCTTCTACAGGTTGAGGTTGAGTAGGGCCTGAAATAACCGCTTTATACAACACATTATCATTTGATGCATTAGGTGTTGCATTAGACTTTCCATCAACATTCATGGCAGTTAATATTAGAGGTGTAGGTGTTACAATTAACTCAATAACGCCATCAAAAGTTAATTGAGGAGTTGTACCAATTTGTGATGGTAAAGAATCCCAAAAGTAATCCATTTGCAACATGTTTCTTTGCATACCTGATTTTAGGCTTACTTTCTGAGTAACTACCTTCAGTAGGTCCTGGTTATTTTCAAATACTAAATCATTAGTCAAATCTTCTCTTACTTCTATAATTGGCATTACTTTCTACCTCCTTTCTTACCAAAGCCACCTGCTTTTGCCATTTTCTTTAGATCTAACTTACCTTTGTTCTTACCGGACTTAAATCGAATGTGGTTCTTCTTACTCTTGACATATCTGTTCCACTTAGACATCTTTACCTTTTTCTTACCTGGCATAGTCTCCTGAACAACTTGTTGTACATCTTGTACGTTACCGCCAGTAGCAACAATGGTTTCACCAGCTCTTATGAATATCTGAAAGGCTGGATTGCCTTGCAGCATGTAGGCTTGATATGCGGGGATTGCTATCATATCGACTGGAACAACAGTTGTCGCATCTGCAAGATACCATCCCGCTATGCCACCACCTGCTGCACCAATGGGCCCACCTACTGCAAAACCTAGAACTGCACCTTCTGCGGCACTTACTACAGGATTATCCAATACTTCATCAACTACTGATGCACCTACACCAGCAAGAAATTTTTTGCCTGCTGGTGACTTTAATACCGACTTTGCTACTTTACTTGCTGTCAATCAAAGACCCCCTTCAAAGGTCTTGTGCTTGTGTTAGCATATCTTGAAGCTCTGTCTTTGTAATTTTACGGGATTCTGCAATCATCATGATATCAATTTCAATAGTTTCGTTGATGTATTTAGTGCAGTTTTCAGATGCAACTCCAATTAATAGATCAGTGACCAGAGTGTAACCATCTGGATGAAGGTCATATACACCACGAAATCTCTCTTGATTTTCCCAAATGAATGAACCGGTTGCTGGGTCGCCTTCTCTTGTGGTAGTCATTGTGTAGTTGTTCAGAACATTAGGAGATCCAATACCAACATCGCTCGCATCTTCGTATGCAGTAGTAGTTGCAAATACCTGAAGAGATGCAA